CAGTTCAAGTATGGACTTCAAGGCGAAATCGACAAGAAACAAGTATCTACTAGAACTCAGAATGTACGATACAAAGATGGATCAGTCGATAAAGAAAGCTACGCATATGGCGGTTACGCAATGCGTGGTGGAAAGAATATCCTTAGAGTAACGAACTCGTTGTACAAAGTGGCTACTGGTAGGGCTGACTCAGCTGGAAGCGGCAAGGGGAAGCTCTCAATCAGGAGAACAACTGGTCCAGCGCAGTTTATGTCCAAAGGCGGTCAAGTAAGGGCAAGGTTCGGCATCGAAGCTGAGCACGGATGGAAATGGCTTCACAACACTGGCTACATGGCAAATGTCTTTGGCACTGGTGTAAAGAAGAATGTTTATCCTCGTGTCTTCTGGCCCACAGGACAATTCAGCAATCCACGCAGCCCAATCGTGAGATACCTTCGCGAGAATGTAAGCGCAAGGCTGCTTGAACAAATGATCCACAACAGGAACACTGTGCCTGCGATGAATCGCGGTATGGAGCACCTTGTTGAGTCTGGAAAGATCTTCAGGTGATGTAAGTGGAAGAAGTCATTAATAGGCTCATAGAAGAAATTAAAGCGTTAACAGCGCTTCCAAGGTCGTCCGATGGCATCTCGGATATCCTTGAAGTGAAAGAAGTATATTTTGGCGATCCTGGGATTATTCCCTCAAGCCTGATGCCAGCAATTATCGTCGAACCACAAGCAGAAACCCCACAGTCGGAGACAACTGGGTACGACCGCAGGACGATCAACGTAGATATTCTCGTTATGATCGATGCCCGACAGTACTTTGAACTTGACTCTAGCGAGGCACTGGGAGATCGCATATTGGTTCAGACTGCGGAACAGATTTCTAGATGGTTCCGCAAATCGGAAAAGCGTCAACTCGACGGTCTGGTGAGCGACACAATGGTTGTCGACACCACTTACGATGTCGAGCCACGCGGTAACGCCATCGTAAAAACAAGTCGGGTCAGCCTAATGATTTCAAAGGGTTTCGCCCGCTGATTATGGAGAACAATAGCCATGGCTAACAACATCGGAGTCGGCGCACTTGGTTACGTTGGTTTCGGCAAGGAAACGACTGAGGGTACATTTGCTACCGTCGATAAGTTCCTTTCTGCAACGAACGTCTCGTTCGACGATTCAAACGACTACCTCTCACCAATGACCATTCGCGGTTCCCGCGACATGGTGCATGCGCTTCCAGCACCGTTCATTGTGAACGGCTCGCTCGAAATGCCACTCGTCTCTGAGGACATTGAAGTCCTTCTCCAGTCTGCGTTTGCAGCATCAGTCGCTTCGACTGCTGGCTCAAACTCTTCGTACAGCCACGTCTTCACCCCTGGCAATGCCAGCCCAACGATGACGTTTGAGACGTACGCTGCTGGTGCTGACGGCGGCGCTACTGGCGCACTTCAGATGCAGTATTCTGGTGTTCGTGTGAACACGCTTGAGCTTCGCGCATCGTACGGCGAAATCGTAACGGCTTCGGTCGGACTCGATGGCGTTGACCGACAGCGAATCAGCCCAGTTTCTGCGCTCACTCCTTCTTACGCTGCAGTATCGGTGAACCCATTCCACTTCAATGGTGCGAAGGTTTCTATCGGTGGTTCTGACAGCGCAGTGGTCCGCGATGTCACCCTTTCGGTGAACAACAACGTCGAGCACATCGGTACGCTTCGCCAGACGCGAGCGTACAGCCGAGTTGCTCTTGGCGCTCGCGAAATCACGATGTCCATGAGCATGGACTTCCAGGACGGTACGGAATATGACCGACTCCTGAACGACAGCGAGTTTGCTGTGACGCTGACCTTCCGTGGTCCGCTCATCGGTGGCTCGACCTACCACAGCCTTGTGGTATCACTCCCACGAGTTAAGTACCGCACCGTTGGCGTTCCGCTCTCGGCTGGCGACTTCATCTCGCAGGATGTTGAATGCACCGTTCTCAAGCCTGTCAGCGGCGACATCGCCACGGTCACGCTTGTGAACACCAAGTCGGCAGCTGCTGCTGATCTTGTCTGAAATTAATCAATAGATATAAGAGAGGGGTATGACTCCCATGGCTTTCCTTAAACCCGTTGACTCAAATGAGACCAAGCGATACACTCACTCAGAAGGTGACTGGCTTGACCTCAGGCAGAATCTCTCCAAGCGAGAGGTAAATGCAATCCTGAAAGTGATGCCAGTTTCTGGCATTGATCAGGAAGACGCTCAGAAGATGATCTCGACAGTCGAGGGAATCACTGACACGCTCTTTAAGAACCTTGTTGTTGGCTGGTCAGTCAATGATAAGCCCTCACTGGAAGTGTATTATTCACTCTCAGGCGAAGCCGCGACGTGGATCGACAATACGTTGTTTGAACACTTCAATGCTCAGTCGCTGAGCAAGGCGGAAGAGGGAAAGCCTTCGACCTCGCTAAAGGGGCAGCCGAAGGATACAACCGATCAAGCGTGATCGAGCAGTATCCTAGGCTTGGCGAGGCGTACGCCCTTTACGACCAATGCCGATCGAGGCAAATGGTCATCCACGAAGTACCAAAGCAGGGAGGCAAGCAGACGGAAATCCGAATGGTGTCATTACCAGTCGGTTACGCCTGCTTGCCATACTCTGGCGGACTGTTGGATCAGCCTTCCTTTCTCGTTGATTCGTTCACCCAGTTCATGCTGGCTGAGCGGACCATCGCAATGAAGCAACTGACGAAATAGCCCGCAGACGAGCCCACCCCGTCTGTCGGGGTGGGCATCTCTTTTTATTTGAGGTAAAAACATGGCAGAACGCGGCGCAGCTGGAATTCATATTGTCTCCAGCGCCGACCTAAGGGCGCTAGATAGGCTTCAGCAAAAGCTTGTAGCAGTTACTAAAGCCGCTCGGTCGAGCGCTGGCGCACCAGGAGCCGCTGCGTCTGCAGCAACAAATTCACAAACCCGATCCCAGCAGAAGCTTGCTGCAGCTCAGGATCAGACCGCAAAGAATGCACGCGGCGCTTATCGCGACAATCAGCGTGCAATTGACCAGTCACGACGGCAGGCGTACGCGCTCTCCGTTGCTGGATTCCAGGCTCAGGCTCTTGGACGTGCCGCAATGGACACGGCAAAGCGATGGGTAGACTCCTTTGCAAAGATTGACTACCAGGCACGTCGTGCTGCAGCAGCATTCGACATGCCAGCCAAGGGCATCGACCAGACGAGGCAGTCGGTTGACATGCTCATCGCATCCTCCAATGATCTTGCGCGCTCGTTCGGTATGTTCGACGCGCTAACGATCACCGAGGGTCTATACTTCTACGCCTCGACGACAGGCGCTACGATCAAGAGCCAAGAAGAGCTGAACGCCGTAATGGAGAAGTTCACGCCGATCCTGAAGGCTGCTGGTATCACGTCCACTGGACTTGAAACCGCAATCAAGGGCGTGAACGGTATCATCAATGAGTTCGGCATGTCGATGGAAGAAATTCCATTGGTAATGGCAAAGCTCTACTCTGTCACTCAGAAGTCTGCGGCGGAGTTGACGGACTACTTTGAATCGTTCAAGATGGTCGGTCCTATCGCCAAGCAGATGGAAGCGTCCTTCGACGACGTTCTCATTCTGCTCTCCGAGTTCTCGGACGTTCAGATCAAGGGCGGTATGGCAGGGCGAGCGCTCCGCCAGACACTCGCCAAGATGGTTGCTCCAGCAGGTGTAGCACGCAAGGCGCTCGACAACCTCTTCGCCTCCACCAACGGTGTTGGCATGACCTTCGACAAGGTTATGAGGAAGGGTGGCTCATTCGTCACCTTCCGAGAGTATATTGATAATTTGACCCTTGCCTTGTCAAAGGTCTCTGACGCGCAGCGCGAAGAGATCTTGGCAATCATGACCACGCAGAACGAGTTTGCGCCTTTGGTGGAAACCGTCAACGCTGGCATCGCTTCATACAAGGAATACGGCAAGAGCCTATTCGAGACAAGCAAGTACACCGAAGTTCTCGCCAACGCAACCAAGGACTTCGAGGGCGACCTCGAGACGATTGGTCGTTCGGCACAAGCCTCGAGCACCCGCATCACTGCGTCCTTCGAGGCGATTAGGATTGCTATGGGTAATGCCATGGCTCCTGCTCTCGCTGATGCTGCAGACATTATGGAGAAGTTCTCGCGCAAGTTTGAGAATCTGTTGAACAATAACAAGCAGATTGCTGGCTTCGTAGGCGGACTCATGATGTTCGGCGGCGCGCTTCTGAGCATCGTTGGTTCACTTCTGATCTTCTCTGGTACGATCGCGCTTCTATCGGTCGGATACCGAGAATCAAAGTACATGCTTGATGAGTTTACTAAGGCTGCAGCGAAGCAAGGCAGCACTATTGGCGGGCTTCAGCGATCTTTCGCTACGATGCTTGAGACCAATAAGTGGAGCGTATTCTTTAAAACACTCACAAGTGGATTTAAGCGTCTCCTTCAACCAATTGACAATGTTACAGTTTCACTGCTTAGGCTGATTGGTCTCAAGGTTCCAGAAGGAACTGGTCTAAAGACTGGCAGCATGCTCAAGCAGGGAATCCTTCGGGCTGAGCAATCACGCCCAGTTCAGGCTGTTTATAACAGAATCGCTCCGTTCACTACGAATCCTGGCGGATACATTGCTAACCAAGTTGGCAGAGTAACCGACAGGATGCGTCCAGCGTTTGATAGGGTTCGGGCAATCCGACCTATGGACAGGCTGCAGGGGGCAATCGAGCGAGCACGAGCAGTACAGCCATCAATCGTTCAGCGTGGAATCGATGTCGTAGAGAAGCGCCGCCCAGTGCAGAGTTTCTACGGCGGCATCTCAGCACGCGGTACGATGACACCGACTCAGGCAATCCCTAAGGCGGTAATGGCACAGGCGAACGTTGCATGGGAAGCGTACATCCGCAAGGGTGGCGACCTCATGATTCGCACGCTTGAGGCTGGCGAAAAACTTATTACTAAGACGATCCCAAGCATCGGACCAATCCTAAACAACGCATGGGAAGCGTACATCCGCATCGGCGGGGACCTGATGATTCGGGGACTCGAGCGCGGAGAGCAGATCCTACTATCGACCAGTGCGTCGATTAACGCAGCTGCAAATGCTGCGAAGGCAAGGATTCTTAAGGTCGGTCCAGCACTCGACAAGTTTATTCTTAACTTCTATGACGCTACGTTCGGTAGCCTTCAGAAGTTTAACTTCGCAGCAACACTCGACTCTATCCGCGCTGCTCTGCAGAACGGTCTTGATCGAGCACGGTCTGCGGTCCAGTACTTTAAGAGCGGCGGCGCAAGGCGAACCATCGTCAGCGCGTTTGACTCAATGCAGGCTGGAATCAAGAACTTCGCCGCAGCAGCAAAGAGGCAGGTTGCATTCGTCGCAGAGGCGATCAAGCCTGTACTATCTGGCGCTGCTGGCGCAGTGAAGTCCGCTGGTGGCGCAGTTGTCACAGGCGGAAAGGCAGCCGCTAGCGCAGCTGGCGGTGGCTTGGCAGCAGCAGGGAAGACCGTTCTCACGGGAATCTTTGCAGCTGGTAAAAAGCTTGAGCCGCTGTTCAAGAGGGTAATGGGATTCATTACCAAGATTGCATCTGGCGGCGTTAGGCTAGTTAAGGCTATTGTTAGCCCAATCGCAGTTATTTTTGAAGTAGTCATCGGATTCCTCATTGGTCTCTTCAAGGGATTCACTGGTGGAATGAAGGATGGCGCAAAAGAGTCAGCAGACGGATTTAACATCCTCGGTGCTGCAATCGAGATCATCGGCGCAATTATCAAGCCAGTTATCGTGGCTTTCGAGATTATCCGAAAGCTCTTTGAGACTCTCGGTATCTTGACAGCCAAGCTAGTACAAGCCCTAATGGACTTGCCAATCGTTGGCAATGTTATTAAGGGTGTTGGCGACTTCGTTAGCGGAGTTGGCGATGCATTTGGGTGGGTCGGCGAACAAGTCGACAGCGCACTTGGGAGTTGGGACAATTTCAATACCGAGATTGCAAACAATATCCCTCAACTAACGGAAGAATTTGGCAAGAATGCTGCAGCAATTGCAAACATGCAGGCTGCGCTTGAAGGTCAATCTTACCTACCTCAATCAGAGAGGGAGCGACTCCAAACGGAGCTCGATCTCCTCAAGAAGCGGAACTCTGAGATCCAGGCGTTTATCGACCTGATCAAGCAGAAGCAAGCACTAGAAAGCGGAAACGTTTCTACCGTCCTTCGTGGACCAGGTGGACGTTCAGTTAGCGGCACTAGGCTCGCAGAAGCTTTCGCTGCTGCTAAAGCGGCTAAAGATGAGTCTGGTGCTTATCTTGACTCTCAAGAAGAAGCAAAGACCGAGCTTGAAAAGGCTCTCGAGGTCGCACGACAGGGCGCAGATCTCAAGAAGGCAATCGCAGAAGTCGGGAACACGAACCTCCAGGCAATCGTCAAGCGTTCGCTTGGTGGCATTGCTAAAGGTGTTCGTCTCGCCGTCAAGATTGTCGCTGAGATCTCATCTGATCTAAGTGTTACACTGCAGCAGCAGGCTGCCGACTTTGCTGGTCATGCCGAAAAGGTAGTGTCAGCGATCGGCGCAGCCGCGACTGCATTCAAGGGACTGGGTTCAGTCCCAGTTCCTGGAACGGGAAAGATTAAGGCAATCGTCAATGCGATGAACAAGATCGTTACGATCTTCGCATCCGCATCGAAGAGCCTATCCGCTCAGGCGGTAGCAAATGCGTCTGTTCTTGCTGAGCCAGCCTCGCAGATTGTCTCCGCAGTTGGAAGCGTCGTTGACGCTTTCAAGAGCCTGACCGAGAAGGTCACGTTCCAACCAAAAGCATATATCAAGGAATTCATTGCCAACATCAGGACGACTGTGAAGTTGTTCATGAGTGGAATGAAGGACATCAAGTTGTCTGTCGCCAAGAAGCGCGGTCAGCTTGCAGAGGCTGTGGACCAGATTGTCGGTTCGATTAGCACGGCAGTCGACTTGTTCCAGAGTCTCAAAGACGGCGTATACCAGCCTCCGAAGGCGCTCATCCGACAGATCATGGACTCCATGGTCATGGCGGCGAAGGTCTTCGTTGTTCAGTCCAAGAAGTTCGCATCACTTGCCAAGATGGAAAAGGCTGCGAAGTTCGCTGAGCCAGTAGAGGCAATCCTAGGAGCACTCGGGTCTGCTGCATCAGCCTTCAAGGACATGAAGGACTTCGTAGCGCCGATGCCTGAAGTAATCGACGAGATTGTTAAGGCAATCGAGATGACGACTCGCAAGATCGTCGAACTCGACCGCAGGCTAGGATATACAGCACTTACCCTCGAGGGAGTCAAACTCTTCTCCGAGACGGCGAGCGCGGTGGCAAACGCAATCAGTTCAACGTACGATGCCTTTGTTAAGACAATCGACTTCGTGAATCAGTTCAGGGAAGAGATTGACTACAACAAGGTGTTCGGATGGATTGAAATCGGACTGACAAGGATGAATGCCTTGTCCGCACGATTCAGCGCTCCTCAGATGGAGCAGATCAGGGCAGCAGCAGATGCTGCCCAGGCTGTGGCTGGAGCAATCCAGTCGTTCTTTGACATCGCTGGTGCGATGCTGGAGGACCCAACGAGGCTAGGCACATCTATCGAGTACGCAGTAAACGCAGTAATCGACGGGATCAACCAGTTCAACGAAGGAGTCAGCACGTCTGGCGCAAACTTCGTAGACCAGTTGATTCTCGGAATGCAGTCCCGCGAGTCTGCACTTGAAGCTCAGGTCGGTCGACTTACCCAGATCATGGGCACTGTTGGATCGTCTGTCACTGTTGGTTCTAACCAGAAGATGGAGATCACCCATGTGATCAAGGACCCAGGTGGCGCTCTGAAGAACGCAAGTGCAACAGAGGTCGCGGCTCTCCTCAGCGGAGATGCTTTTATCTCAAACTTGCAGCACAGCATTAAGACCCAGTAGAAGTTTAGCAAGGGGGCGGGGTTCACCGCCCCGCCCCCAACCTAACGAGAGGTCACATGGCAACTACGACAGTTAACACGACCAAAGACGCGAGCGCAATCGGCAACGTCGACAACTCCGCTGTTACGTTCGACTGGAACGGGAAAGACCCGCATCATCCAGTCGGAGTACTTAACGGTGCTGTCTACAAAGGGCGAAGCATAATCTATTTCCCGATCTCATTCACTGGGATTAATAAGATTACGTCGGCGGTAATGACAATTCGTGCAACTTCATATCACAACGCCTTTGGTAGCAACAGCAGCAAGACGCTTAAGGTCGCTCGTCACCTCAGAAGCTGGACTGAAAACAGCGGAGATGGCGGAGAGAACGACTGGAGCAACTCATCCGCTACCTACGAAGCGTGGAGCGGCGTGAATAGCGCTGGTGTTGACTACGCCACCTATGCGGGCGGCACTGACCAGTACGGTGTGGAGATTACCACCACCAATGGACTGGACTCTAACGAGGTCTCCAAGAGTGTTGGCGTTCTCTCTGACGGCGACACGATCACGGTAAACATTACTGGTATTGTTCGCTCGTGGCAGAGTGGATCTGCGAATAACGGAGTTCTCCTTTACAACAACAACGAAACTGCTGAGACTCACTATATGGAGTTCGGCAGCCGTGAGCTTAGCGGCTATACTCCGTCGCTGACCATCACATACGATACCAACACTGGTCCAAGTGCAACCACGATCAATAGTCCTACTGGCGGAGCACGTCAGGACGGCAGGGTCGTCTTCAACATGACGATGGTTGATGCTGACACGACGGACTATGTAACAGAGTATGAGATCCAGGTATCTCCAACGAGTGCCTTTACGACAATTGCATACTCGAATACAAGCACTATCAGCACCACGAGCAAGACAATCACCGTTAGCGTGAACGGTACGCTTGGTCTTAACACCCTGACTCTCTACTACTGGAGGGCGAGGCTAAAGGACAGCGGAGGCGTATGGAGCCCATACAGCGCTGGGACAGACACGTTCCAGATTAACTCTGCTCCAAGCACACCGACTGGGCTTAGCCCAACTGGTGGAACTGTAGTGAGCACACAAACTCCAAGCTTCTCTGGCACATCATCTGACTCTGACGCTGGCGACTACACCAAGTACGTCAAGGTCACGATCTACAACTCATCGACGAATGCAGTCGTATGGGATAGCGGCGATGTCCTGCTGACTGCTAACGGCGCGTTTGCCGTGACATCTGGAGTTTCTCTGGCGCTTGGTACTTCTTACTACTGGAGAGCCTCGACGAAGGATACCTTCGGTCTGACCTCATCCACGTCTTCGAGCGCATCGTTCTCAACGTTTGCTGGTGGCGCAAGCCTCACTACGCCGAACGATGATACGGGAACTGGATGGGTGAAGACTCTGACCCCAGTACTGACGTTTACAACGCCAGCATCAATTACAAACTATACGATTAAGATTTATGACACCAGCGGCGCTCCGTACCGAACCATCGGTCCGACATCAGCCACTGGAACAACGGTCAGCTATACCTATGCTGGAACGCCAGCCCTGAACTGGAACAACCGATACTTCTGGACGGCACAATACACTGCCTCTGGAGTAGCATCGGCTGAGTCATCTCAGGCAATGTTCCATGTAAACTCCTCGCCAGTCGCGGTGCAAATCTCACCGACAGACGGGCAAGCAGTTGGCACAGTTGATCCTTCCTTTGAGCTTCAGTTCTCTGACGCAGATCTCTCTGCTGGGCTAGCAGACTCTCCAACAAAGTTGGAAGTCGAGGTTACCCGAGTGACAGACGGCGAAAAGATGTATGATCTTGCCAAGACGACAGGTCTTACGACAGGAACAAACACAATGAATAAGGCGAACTCAACAGTGACCGCTGGTCCTGGTGGGGCTACGCTAACAAAAGAGATTCTCTACCGATACCGAGCGCGCTACACGGATAACTCTGGGACAGCGCTATCTAATCTCGGGGCTTACAGCTCCTATAGGACATTCAAGCCAACGGACGGACCAGTGAATACCGTCGTTGTTGTTAATTCAACAGACCTAACAAGCGGCGCGATCAACAAGCCAAACCCGACGGTACAGTACACTTACACTGGATTCAACTCTAAGGCTCAGATTCAGAGCCGAGTGATTATCCGAAACAGTTCTACAAACGCTGTGATTTATGACAGTGGATTCCTTGTGAACGCGGCAGCAAGCGCGACAACGGCAACGATGTCGATCCCTGCTGGGTATCTTGTGAACACGACGAGTGTGATCTTTGATATCATCTCGCGAGACTCTGACTCCGTTGACTCAGCAATCGCAAGCAGCCCTACCTACACTACCGCCTGGACGGTTCCAGGCGGAGTAGACGGCGTGTCTGCAACAGTGGAAAACGGCTCTGTGGTCATTCGATGGGACGAGTCTACAAACGCACTCTTTGCAAAGTACCGAGTGTACCGACGAGAATACGGACTGACTGGAGCTTGGTCGACACTAGGAGATGTCTCTGTCAAGGAAACAAATTTCTACACGGACTACACGTCCGCTGTAAACAAGTCGTACGAGTATCGAGTGACACAGTTCGTTGACTACGGAGCATCTACCCTTGTGGAGTCGAGCTTTGACGAGGCGATTACTTCGGTGTCCAACCCGTCAGGAGACAACTGGTTCATTGTTCCGCAGGGTCGTTCTGACCTTGCAATTGAGCTTTACGCTCAGGGCGAGGATCGACAGGCTCCGTTCCAAGAAGAAATCTTTGAGCCATTTGGCAGGGAGCGCAAGGTCGTTGTGCGAACCGCACGCTATGGAACTGAGGGTTCATTTGAAGCCTTCATCCCAAGCGATGAGGTCGCAGATAAAATGTCAAAGATCAATGAGATCATTGACCTTATGACTCCAGTGTACCTGAAGGACCCGTTCGGAGCGGTCCTTAACGTGTACATCGGAGCACCATCACTTTCCTATCAGCCGACTGGTCATCTAGTAGCAAACATTAGTTATATCGAGGTAAGATAATATGTGGACTCCAACAGATGTGAGCCTTAACGAATATAAGGATGCGCTTCTCGCTGGAGTTCGTGAGGTCAAGATTCGGGTAACCGCTCTTGACGCGAACCTGAATAAGATTAGCGACGACGCTGACATTACCGACGACACCGTTGAAGGTACTGTTTACGTTGACGCTGACCGAGCGACGCGCAGGACGTGCCAACTCAGGATCATTGATACTAATGGCAAGTACACGCCGCGCGGAGCATCGTACGAATCTTACGGGACGAACTCCTTCTTTTACTGGGACAAGACATTCAAGGTTGAATACGGTCTCAGGATTGGTGGTCAGTACTACTACGTTACGCTTGGCATCTTTATGGTTGACCGAGTGGAAGTAGTGGCTGAGCGCGGAGCGGCGGTTATCAACATCGACGGCAGCGACCTATGGAAGAAGATTACCTTCTCCGAGTGGACTGCCTCCGAAACAATCGCACATACAGAGACGATTAACTACACGATTAACAAGATCCTTATCGATGCCTACCCAACAGCGAAGATCATTCTTGACCCACTTACGTCGAGAGCATCAAACCTGCTTGGCATCCCGTTCTACGCCTCGCTCGGCGACAACCGTGGCGAGCGCCTCCTCTCCCTTCTGGAAGAGTGGTCCATAGACATCTTCGTGGACAGGAACGGAAACTTTGTCACGAGAGACAAAACGCAAGCGCCCTACACGGGCGGCACGAGCGCACCAGACTTCGAGTTTACCGCTGGTGAGAACGCGGTCATGCTCGGTGTCGTCAAGTCACAAAGCGGCGATACGATCAAGAACCACATCCTTGTCTACAACGATAAGCCCAGCACTTCCGCGAGGTTCGCTGAAGCATTCGATGGCAATGGCACTTCAACCTCATCTAAGTACTATACCAATAGCGGAAGCCCGACATCTATCGAGAACCTCGGTGATCGAGTCATGATTGTCAAGGCACAAACGCTCGCAAGCACCGAGGCTTGCTTGGCAAGGGCTAAAGACGAGCTTGCAAAGAACATCTTCATCGAAGAAGAGATTAGGTTGCCAGCAATTGTCAACCCCCTGTTTGATGCTTATGATACAATCTCAATCGTTGAGACAAACAGCATGATTCAGGATAGCTATCAACTAAAAGCATTTGATGTGCCGATGCAAGGCAGCAGACAAGAAATGGTTGTTAAGAAGACGAGGGCATTGTAATGGCGAGCATTGGAGATAAGTCTTTTACGACGCAGATGGTAAGTGCCATCGAGACCGTCGTAGGTCAGAGCATCGGCAACGACGCTGGGACCAATCGCTTCACGGCTGAAGTTACGGCAGTTGATTCAGTGAACTCGACCGTATCTGTCTTGCTTCCTGGAGCTTCTGCTGCGGCTTCTGGGTTTACCGTTAACGGAATCCAGATGCCAGTTATCGGCGATTATGTGATCGTCTACATCAACGAAAGCGAACGCTGGGTAGATAACGTATATAGAACTGCAACGAGCAGCCCATATCTATCAGTTACTAGCGGTTCGTTAAATGCTTACGGTGCAAACAACTTTGGCGCTCCAACTGGAGCAGTCATGGGCTGGCTCACAGCAACGGCTCCTACGGGCTGGCTTTTCTGTGATGGCACTTCATACGCATATAACACCTACCCAGCCTTAGGAGCGCTCCTAGGCGGGTCTGCGGGGGGAAATTTCACCACCCCAGACATGAGGGACAGGTTTCTTGGGTCTCTAGGGACTGTTGGGGCTTGGTCAAATACCAGTGGTACTATTGGACCAAACTCGACAATTACCAACGATCGGGCGCACACGCACTCAACTTCTCATGATCATACATTTAGCGGATCATTTAGCGGTTCAGGTCATACACATGGTGCAACTGGGTTAAACCCTACGGCAACAACAATTGGATTATTGTCAAGCACTCAAGCTGGTTTACATAGCCACACTGCTCCAATCGTTACTGAATCTAGCGGTTCGCCGTCTTCAGTGGTTAACAGGGTTACTACAACAAGTACAAGTGCTACTGCATCTTCAACACATACGCATAGTTTTTCCGCTGGCGCATGGACAACAACAACTGCAACTTCTCATGACCATGATGTAACAGTTCCTTCTCACGATCATGGAATTAACGGCGATACAGCTAGCGCGACTGCTGGCGGTACAGTTTCTGGAACAGTAGGAACTGATACAACGGCAACTGGTGCAGCAACCTATGGAGGTTCTGCAATTTCGCCAAAAGCCACAAGGCTAAACTTTATTATTAAAACCTAAGGAGGGCTTATGCCTGCTGGAAAGCACGACATTATTATCGAGCAAGGGGCTACCTTCCGACGGGTTATTACCTGGAAGGACTCGGCTGGAGTTCCAATAAATCTCACAGGCTATACCGCCAAGATGCAGGTGCGAGAGCGAGTTGGCTCTAGCACAGTTGTACTTGAATGCAGCACTGCGAATACTAGGATTACGCTCGGCGGGTCTGCTGGGACAATCACGATCGTTGCACAAGACGAGGTAACTGTTTTGCTCACTGCAATGCCAAAAGCTGTGTACGATCTTGAGCTTACCTCTCCTGGTGGAGAAGTTACTCGACTTCTTCGTGGGTCTGTGGAAATCATTGGAGAAGTAACAAGATGAGTACCAACACTACTATTGAGCAGCCAGCCAATGTAGTGGTCGTGGACGAAGAAAATATTACCGTTGAAGTTCAGACAAATGCCTTTGAGGTAGTGCTAGCTGAAGTTGGTCCGCAAGGAGTTACTGGACCAGCTGGACCACAAGGTCCTTCGGGTGCTTCGCACGCTACATACATTCATAATCAAAATGCACCGTCCACAACATGGACAGTTACACATAATCTTGCGTGTTTTCCATCGGTTTCGGTGGTTGATAGCGCAAGTAATGTTGTTTATGGAGAAGTTAATTACATCTCCAATAACAGCTTAACTCTTACCTTCTCTGGGGCTTTCTCAGGGCAGGCATTTCTGAACTAAGGAGTACACATGGCTACCAAATTTCTTGCTAATCTAAACCTGAGCCAGAATGAGCTTCAGAATGCCCGCATTCAGAACCTCACGACGACTCAGATCAATGCAATCTCTTCACCAGTCGACGGTCAGATCGTTTTTGATACGACTACTGATAAACTTAAATACTACAATGGAACTGCATGGGTTGCTGTAGATGACGGCGCTATCAAGACAGTTTCTGGTACTGCTCCTATTCAGGTCAGCACCTCTGGTTCTACCGCTACAGTTTCTATCGACGCAGCAGATTCAGATAGCGCTGGATCGATGTCCTCGACGCACTTCAACCTGGTTGACGGTGCAACGAACTCGAACACGGTTTCAACAATTGTTAAGCGAGACTCTAGCGGAAACTTTTCTGCTGGAACGATTACCGCTGCGCTTACTGGTACTGCCTCTAACGCGAGCCAGCTAAATAACCAGAACGCATCGCACTACCTCGACCGAACAAACCACACTGGAACTCAGGCATCGAGCACCATCTCTGACCTTGCAACAACGGTTAAGGGATATCGACTTGATGAGTTTGCAACGCCAAATACGAACGTTGCATTTGGTAGCAACAGGATTACTGGTCTTGCAGATCCTCAGAATGCTCAGGACGCTGCAACCAAGGCATACGTTGACGCTTCACGACTTGGACTTGATATCAAGGATAGCGTGCGAGTTGCGACGACTGCGGCGGTCGTTCTTTCCTCTGAGCTAGAGGCTGGCGATACGCTCGACACAGTAACGCTGGTTGCTGGCAACCGAGTACTCGTCAAGAATCAAGGCACTGCTTCTGAGAACGGAATTTACGTTGTTCAGGCAACTGGTGCTGCTGTCCGCGCTACGGACTTTGACTCTACCGCCGAAGTAACCCCTGGAGCATTCGTCTTCGTTGAAGAAGGATCTCAGGGTGACAGCGGGTGGGTTGTTACAACCGACGGCACTATCACCGTTGGATCAACTGCAATTGCATGGGCTCAGTTCTCTGGCGCTGGTCAGATTACTGCTGGCTCTGCTCTTAGTAAGTCTGGCAATACGCTTGATGTCAACGTTGATAACTCAACGATTGAAGTCTCAAGCGATGCTCTCCGCGTCAAGGACGCTGGCATCACTGCTGCAAAGCTTGCTGTTTCTGCAGTTGACCTTGCAACCTCAACGGTAACTGGAACGCTTCCTGTACTAAACGGTGGTACTGGCGCAACGACTGCGGGTGGTGCTAAGACGAGCCTCGGGTTTATGACCCGATACACTGAGACGATCACGGCTGTGGCAAACACGCCATACACTGTGACCCATTCTCTTGGAACAAAGAACGTGATCGTAAATGTCTACGACACCAGCGACGCGATGGTAATTGCAGACATTGTAACAACGTCCACAAACGCAATCACTCTTACCAGCAGCCTCGCTGCTGACTATCGCGTAGTAGTTATCGGCTAATAACCTAAGGAGGTTAAGATGCCCAAGTTTACAGCCTCACTAAACGTACCGAAGTATTCATCCGAGCCAACTTCCGCTCAGAATGGCGACATCTATTACAACAGTACTACGAATATCCTTTACGGGTACATCGGCGGTATTTGGACTGATCTCGCTGGGGGCGGAGGAGGCGGCGGTGGCGGCGGATCTCTAATTGCAGAGTCCGTCCGAGCCTCGGTAAGAAACGTTAGTGGTTCACAGATTTTGAAAGGTTCAATTGTCCGACTCTCAGGAGTAAACGGAGAAAAACCAACTGTCCTAAAGGCTATCGCAACTGCAGATGAATTTTCTGCAGAAACGTTAGGATGGGCTGAGAACAACATCGACAATAACTCTGATGGGTATGTCACGACTTTTGGAATTCTTAACAATGTGAATACTCAGGGGTTCGCAGATGGAGATTATCTATATCTCTCTGGAACAACTGCTGGCTCTTACACAAATGTTAAACCGTATGCGCCAGTTCACAACGTCACTGTTGGCTTTGTTGTGAAGGGCGGATCAGTCGGAGCTGGTCAAGTATTTGTTATGATAAAGAACGGATTTGAGCTAGAAGAACTGCATAACGTTGATGCGCAGTCTCCTGCAGATGGTCAAGTTCTTACATACGATTCTACAACTTCACTATGGAAGCCACAAACACCTTCTGAAGGAATCCAAATCGCAATGGTTTGGTGGATGGGGTCATAATGTCACTTATTACTAGACTAGCTATTTCCAATCCAGCCGACGACACAGAAACCGTTGGGTTTACCTCAGCGTCGACGTATCTCGTTTCGGTTATTGCGACAAACAAAAGTGGATACGAGTCATCTCGTATTTATATCTGGATTGCTCCATTAAATGATAATACAGAGGGAAATAGGGGATATGTTGCTCACAACATTACCCTTGATCCTTCGAACAGTTACGAAACATTTAAGTTTGCAGTAATTAACACCGACAAAATCTACGTCAAGGCAACGAATGGTCACACATCGTTTGTTATCAATGGCGTAAATCAGCTATAAGGAGTATCTATGGCGTACGCACGAACTAAAGAGTCGCTTACCCCGATCCTTATCGCTGGGGGTAAGAACGTCCTGGGCAAAGCGTTTTACGGATTTCGCCTTGAAGACGATGGCACGTTGACTGTCAACAAAATTGCTGATGGTACAGCAGTATATCTACCAGAAAACGGTCTTACCAATCGGTCGTCAGATTACGACCAGTGGGTGTGGACACAAAATAAGCTGGTGTTTTCTTTTAGTAACTCAGGACATCTTTTAATGGAGGTAAAGTAACATGGCAGAACTGATCGATCTTGGTAAAATTAGGTTTGATTTCAAGGGTGCATATAGCGCTGAAACAACCTATGAGCGCAATGATGTAGTGCTCTATAACGGAAGCTCATATGTTTATAAGAACGCAACATCTGAATCTGGAAATCTTCCTACAGATGTAGCGTACTGGGATAAGCTTTCTCAGGGGGTAAATGTTAGCGCTGGCGACAGCGGGTATATTCTTACCAACAATGGAACTTCAACTACCTGGACAACGAATCCATCCGTCACTACTGTCACTGCAAGCGGAGATATTACTGCTGGCGATGACCTGATTGCTTCTGACAGCGTTCTTGCTGGGTCTGGCGCGTCAACATTTTATGACACGCTGACAAATCCTAAAACTGTTATTCAGACTTCTGCAACTGACTACGCACAGGTTGCTTTCCGAAATACTGGAAACAGCGCAGATTCATCTACTGACTTTATTGCGTATGCAAACAATGGTACAGATGACGCTGGCTGGATTGATATGGGGATTACTGCCGCAAACTTTTCGGATGAAGAGTTCACGATTACTGGTGGTCATGACGGATATATTTTCCTAGAAGCTCCTGCTGGCACGTCTGGAAGTGGGAACCTGGTTCTTGCTACTGGCGCGAATGGTACTGAAAACAGGATTGTTTTTGCTGCTGGTGGTCTGTCAAGCGACAACACGCAAATGATTATTATCCCAGACCAGAATATCCACATTGAAATCCCTACCGCTTCTACGAGCCCAACGACTGGCGCTCTTACTGTAGTTGGCGGAGTTGGTATCCAGGGAGATGTCAACATTCAGGGCGCGATTTCATTCGGCGGATCTGGCACTTCGGTAACAACCGACAACCTTGCCGTAGAAGACGCAACGATTACTGTCGGATCTAACAACGTAACAGATGTTGTTGACCTTGGTCTTGTTCTTGAATACGGCATTGCAGCCACGCCATCAACAAAAACAATTACGAACAAAGCACTCACTTCAAATGTTGCAACCCTTACCACTGGCACTACCCACGGGTATGCAATTGGCGATATTGCAGTAATCACGGGCGTTGATGCAACCTTTAACGGAACGTATCCAATTGCTAGCGTTCCTACGACCACCACGTTTACCTATGCTAAGACAGCAGCGAACGTCACGTCTGCAGCTGTTTCACCTGCTGGGTCCGTTACGGTCTCGGCAAAGCGACGATTCGGTGGAATGGTCAGGGATGCTTCTGATGGTGTTATTAAGGTATTCGAAGAGGCGACAACTAAGCCATCCAACACCGTTAACTTCAGTGAAGCTGGTCTTATTAATGGAGACTTCCAGACTGGCGCACTTACAGCATCAACAATTTCTGCCAGCGGACTGGTAACATTTACTGGTGGATCTTCATTCACTGGAACCACAGATGTCCAGGAAATGCGTGAACAAGTTGTAGATGTAACACTTTCTTCAAACGTCGGAACACTGAGCTGGACATCGGGCAACATTTATTACATCGCTACTGCGCCAACTGGTGCAATGACGTTTAACGTAACGAATGTCCCGACCACAGCATCCCGAGTAATGACCATTAACGTGTTTGTAACTCAGGGATCTACTGGCTACGTCCCAACAACGTTCCAAATTGACGGATCAACTCAGACTCTTAAATGGGCTGGTGGATCTACGCCATCTGCAACAAACGGAGCTGGAAAAATTGACATTTTCACCTTTACAATGATGCGCACAAGCGGCGGATCTTGGATTGTATACGGCGGAGCAATGAACAACTTCTAGGAGGAGTTATGCCTCTACTTTCAACAGTTCGAGGGTCATACGGACCGCAGGGAAGATTTCAAGCAAAAGAAGAATTGTATTCGTTTACAACGCATACATTTACAAATGCTGGAAAGTTCGGTAGGTTTGGTCCGACTTTAGCGCAAATGCTTTCTGCTTATTCTGGAGCTTCTTGGACAACAAATAGTGCAAATTTTAATATTGGTAGAGCAGACGGATATCAATTGTGGACAGTTCCAGCAACTGGGATCTACTCCATCACTGCTCGGGGTGCTCAGGGAAGCTACGGAAGCTTGACTAATCCAGGTCTTGGAGCTGTTATTACCGCAAGATTTAACTTAACAGTTGGTCAAAAACTAGAAATGGTTGTTGGTCAAGCACCTGGCGATACTGCAGATAACCGAGTTATTGCAACATCTGGCGCAGCTGCTGGTGGCGGAGGATCATTTGTATGCCTTGGATCAACAAATACCCCACTTCTGATCGCTGGTGGCGGAGGTGGGCACTATACCACTGATGTTGGTCGTCAATATCGAGACGGTCAAAATAGGCGACGGCCAATTTGGGTAGGAAACTATAGCCCAGCTGTATCAGGAACCAACCCAGTAATCGGCTATGGCGGATCTGGATACCATGCTGGCGGTGGCGGCGGTTTGCTTGGCGCAGGAACTGGATACCCAGGACGGACAGTTGCCGATGCGGTCGCTGTTGCTGATACAAGAGGTCAGCAATATACGCATGGAGGATCATTTAGCGGTTCTAGCGAATTCGGAACCTGGTATGCAACTGGTGGTGGTATGGCTAGCTATACAACCGTTGGTGGTGGATTCGGTGGCGGTGGCGGCGGTCACGGCGGAAACAACGCTGCAGGCGGTGGCGGTGGCTACTCTGGTGGTCATGGCGGTCAAACATCCCTTGGTGGAACTTTTAATGATGGTATTGGAGGCGGTTCATTTATTGACTCAACCGCAACAAATGTTGCTACCAATACAGGATTGTACGATGACTCAAGCACATTCAATGGCGTAGTCATCACTAACAATAATTTGTTCAATACCCTTGATGGAAGTATTACAATTACTCGAATTTCCTAAGAAGTGGAGATACAAATGGAAGCAACGGTAAATTTCTTTCTAAACCCGCAGGACCAGGAAGCATCTCTACAGATTCGTCGTGCGACCTCGATCCAATGGGATGCAGATAATCCAGTGCTTCTTGAGGGTGAACTAGGGGTCGACACTACGACTGGCTTTATTAAGGTCGGGAATGGTGTCGACAGCTGGTCCTCTCTTCTGCCACAGGCACAACTAACAAACGAAATTGATAGCACCTCTACAACCGTTGGGGCAAGCGCTCTTGCGGTAAAGACTGCCTATGACCATGCAGCGAGTGCAATCCGCCCATCAATCGTTGATGCGAAAGGTGACTTGATTGTCGGTACTGCTCCAGATACCGCTACAGTGTTACCAGTAGGTCAAAATAACAGCATACTTGTCGCAAATTCTTCGGCAGCTTCTGGAGTTAGCTGGACTTCTTCAATCTCAATTGCTGGCGCAGCGACATTTGATGGCTCTGCAACATTTAACGGCACTCTTAACGCACAAGAACTTTCTGAGACTGTAGTTCCAGTAACTCTTTCTTCAAATGTTGCTTCTCTCGATTGGTCTTCTGGGAATGTTTATTACATTGCCACTGCACCTACAGGAAACATGACATTTAATATTACCAACATCCCAGTAACGACCAACACGATTAAGACTATCAATGTTATTGTTACGCAGGGAACTACTGGATATCTACCAACATCTATTACGGTAAATGGGTCAGCCCAAACGATTCTCTGGGTTGAAGGTTCAGCTCCTTTGCCCACATCTACGTCTGGAAAAATTGATATATTTACATTTTCTTTGCAACGCACAGCAAGCACATGGCTTGTTTATTCATCTGCAGCTAAAAATTTCTAAAGGAGTATCATGCCACTACTTTCTAGCGTACGAGGTTCATTTGGACCACAGGGAAAATATACTGTCGGATCAAAAATTGTTGCTACTGGCGGCGATGTTGTAGGATCGTATGATGGGTTTAAATATCACATCTTTAATAACTCTGGAACGTTTGCAGTAACTCAGTCTTCAAGCACACAGTTTGTAGAAATTATCCTTGTAGGCGCTGGTGGAAATGGAAACTCTGGCTCGAGCGCTGGTCCAGGTGGCGGAGCTGGTGCTTTGTATTGGAGAACTAATTTTCTTATTTCCGCAGCAGGTAATTATCCTATTGTTATTGGTCAGCCTGGAACAACTGGTGGAGTTGCTGGCGCAATGGATAGTATCAATGCCAGGGGGGGTAATACTACTGCTTTTGGCATTGTTGCATATGGTGGTGGTGGCGCAGGAGCCTCAGTTAATACAAACTATGGAGCATTTGGAAATTTTTCATCAACGCTACTTGGTGATGGCGGATCTGGCGCTTCCTTTTATAACGGAACGAATCTAGTACATCCGATGGATGGTAATACCATCGGAATCGGAAGAACCGTTGTGGCTGGTCTGCAATACTATTACGGAAATAACTCTGGAGACGGCGACTCTGGAGCTGGCGGTGGCGGCGGTGGTGCTGGCGGCGCTGGGCAAACTGGAGTTTCTTCAGCAGTTGCAGGTCATGGTGGAGTTGGTCTTTCATTTAACTGGACAGGAACTACTCAGTGGCTTGCTGGTGGTGGCGGAGGCGGAAACGGCACTGCATCATTAGGCGGAATTGGAGGATCTGGTGTCGGCGGAAATGGCGGCGGATCAAGTAATCCTGGAGCAAATGCCGCGGCTAACACTGGATCTGGCGGAGGTGGATCTGGATCGGGTGTTCCTGGATTTGGATCTGCTGGAACAGTCTGGATTAGGTACTCAGAATAAAGGAATCAATAATGACTAAAGATAATTTATCTCAGATTATTGAGCGGCTCGACCGCATTGAAAAAGATCTTAACGACATTAAACTAGAGATGGCAGAGACACGCGGGGCATACCGACTTGCTAAGTTTGTGATTGCCCTACTGGGCTTGAGCGGACTTGGCGGTATCACCGCGTGGCTTGCAGGGCAGGGTAAATAATGACAACAGAAGTAACGTGGTGGGTAACTTACCATGATGACTACCCTGGAAAAGAAGGCATCATGCATGGATACTTTGCCAATGCAGATTGCGGGACTAGCAAACTAAGAAATTGTGTTATTGAACTTCATCCAGCAAGTGGATGTCTAATTGACCATGAGTCAAGAATTTCAGACGTAGAAGTTCCAGAATGGATTAAGACCCATTTACATCGAACCCATTGGGAGAACGAAAACAACAACTCGTAAACATACCCTGAGGAGGTGCGTATGAACCGACTCAGAGTTACTATAGTAACCACGATTATCTTTACCGCCGCGTTTACTGCGGCACTATTCTCCGCCACCCCAGTCAAGGGACTGGAAGATGCGGATAACTGGGATCAGCAGGTTGATGCCAATGGCACGATCACGCTGACCGATGGGACGATTCTTATTGAAGGCAGCAACTACCCAAGTGGTGTTGGATTGCCAGATCAACTGTGGCAGAACACTGTCACTGGAATCACGACTGATTCTTCGCAAGGAGAGACGGTCACATTCGGGTGGTCATACTGGACAACCGATAACGCATACTTTGACCGACCACAGATGCTTCTCGATGGAGCATGGTCAGACCTCGCTAATGGCGTGCAGTCTGCTGGCGGTACGGTCCAGGTCTATGTTACGGCAAGTGGCGCTTTCGGATTTAGAGTCCTCTCATTGGACTCATGCTGTGGCGCTGGCTACCTACAGATCTCGGATACCTCTTGGGTAATCGGGTCTCCCGTAGAGCCTAGCCCAAGCCCAGAGCCAACCCCAGAACCAACCCCAGAACCAACCCCGACTCCTGAGCCGACACCAGAGCCAACGCCTGAGCCGACACCGACTCCTGAGCCTACGCCTGAGCCCACGCCAGAGCCAACACTGCCACCTACTCCTGAGCCCACGCCAGAGCCAGAACCAGAGCCGACTGTAGAGCCGACTCCTGAGCCTGAGCCTGAGCCAGAGCCAACGGCAGAACCAAGCGAGGAGCCGTCAATTGAACCAGAACCAGAGCCAGAGCCGTCTACCGAACCCGAACCGTCGCCCGAAGAAACAGAGGAGCCTGAAGAGTCTCCTGTGGTATCTCCTGATCCCACTGATGTACCTGATCCTGAATCCGAATCCTATTTGCCAGATCTAGGCGACGTAGGAGAAGCGGTTGAGGCTGTGGCAGAGGCTATCGGAGAAACATTCGGAGAGGCTTTAGAAGCGGTGGTAAATCTTGGCGCTGACCTTTCCGAAGAGGAGAGAGAAGAAGTCCAAGCACCAATTGTATCAGCGATTATCGTAACGCAAGTCGCTCAAGCGGCTGTCTCGATGGCTATTGCTGCACGACCAACACCTCCAAGCGCACCAACCCCAACGCCTTCAGGCGGTGGCGGAGCGCCTGTCGGTGATGCAAAAAGTAGTGGATCAACGAAGAGGAGCCGTGAATGATTAAGAAGATTATTAATGAAATCGTAGCAACTGGCTGGACTGTTTTTGGTCTTGCTATTGCATGGGCAGTTCTGCCCGATGGAGCAACCCGCGACTTTGTTGGCGCGACTCTGTTGTTCCTGACACTAATCTGGGGTCTTACGATGCCCCTTCGCATCAAGGAATAGGAGAGACTCATGAAGTTTAAGGTCAAGTCACAACTCGACCACGTTGAAAAGGGCGGCATTCTTGACGACTGCGGTCCTTCTAGTGCCGCTGCCGCTGTTGCTTGGGCGACCAAGTACAAGTTGGACCCAAGTGCTGGAGACGGCATCAAGGCGAAGGAGAAGGCAACTGGCTTCGTTGAGAAGCAGGGCGTATCCGACAACGGTTCGTCTCTCGGCGACCTCATTAAGACGGTCAAGCACCTTGGTGCAACCGCCCGACCTGCAAAGTCTTGGGATGATGTTGTCGCATCTGCCGCTCGCGGTGCTGCGCTAATCGTCTGGGTACAACAGGCTGTTGGATATCCAGATGTGGAGATCTCAGAGTGGCACAAGAAGTGGGCGAACTACTGGAAGAAGTCTGGTCCATCACACATCAAGGAAGGCTACGGTCACATGACTGCGGCTGGCTTTGATGCGGTGGAAGGCTGGCAGTGGGCATGCCCGACTCGCTCAGGCAAGGGCAAGGAAAAGTTTGCCGTGAAGGTGACGGAAGCGCAGTTGAAGGCTATCGCAGACTCCAAGAGGGTCGCTGGCAAGGACAAGGCTCTTCCTCACAAGCACGTCGTCATCGTAGAAGTAAAGTAGGAGTATTGAATGTATCAAGATATTAAGAACGGTATTCGCTGGGTTATTGATAACACTGGAGTTGATGAGGCTCTCATTGAGTTCTTCCGAACGTTTATCACCGTATCAATCTCAGTTGCGCTCGGACTCGGCATCCCTCTGCTTGACATTACGGGTGGAGACTTCCGCACTGTCCTGTCGGCTGGCATTGCTTCTGGTCTTCAGGTTCTAGTAAAGTTCCTTGACCCAAAGAACTCCGCATTCGGCATCAAGGATAAGTCTGCTGGCGCTGAAGTGGATGACGACAACCAGTTCAAGATTTAACTGACACAGTAAAAATCCCCCCTTGGCAGCGATGCCTTGGGGGGAAATTTACTGTTTCCAGAGGACGTAGGTCGCCAGTAGATTGCTACCAAGTGCGATGAAGTAGATGGCTCTTGACTTCATCTTCGTGCCGTCCTGCTTATTCTCTGCCCTGTGGATCATGGCTATCGCTGAGACGAACCATCCAAAGAGCAAGTATGCGAATGCGATGTTTTCCATGCTCGTCCTCCTTTCCGCTGTCGCGGCTTAATCTTCGCGTTCATGTAGGTTTCGCTGGTGTACTTGCGGTACTCTGCTGCCTTCTCTGGGACGTACTCGTCGTAGAGTCGGTAGAGCGCTCGCGCCCACTTCTTGCTATGGTACTCGTTCATCCAGATGTGGGCGATCTCGTGTAGCGCAGTGTCAAAGTCGCTGGCACACAGAACAATTGTTTTGTAGTCAAAATCAGCTTCGCCAAGCGCATGATCTGTTCTCATACCGTTCGGGTGGTAATGAATCCTGACCTTCTTGACCTTGATGTTCTTGTCGGTGATTACTCGGTCAATCAACTCAAGCGTGGCGAGCCAAGGAATCAACGCCTCGTCTGGCATTGCCTTTGGCTTTATTAGCCTGAAGGTATAGTTCAAGAAATCCTTTTGAGAACGAAGAAACGTCCAGCCCAGTCGCTCTCAGCAAAGCGCTTGTCCAGTTTGATGTGGGTATCTTCCTCCAGCAGGCGGGCTTCTTCTGTGAAGATTCTTTCCCACCAAGCGCGCGGCTTGACGTTGATGTGCGTCGCGTCCTTGTCGGTTTCTTGAGAGGCTCCGTCGCTCAGGGCAATGCGCAGCCACAACTCACCGCCAACCTTTAGGCAGTCGATCATGCTGTGCAGGACCTCGAGAGATTCCTCTTCGTCGATGTGCTCAAAGAACTCCCACGAGCACACGATGTCAAACTTGTTCTTGCCAAACGGCAAGCCCTCAGTCGCATCGCCTCGTTTGAGGAAGCCACGAGCAAGTGGCGCGCAGTTGTCTACGGCGTACTTGCTTACATCAATCCCCTCAGCGCGGTGACCTCGCAGGTTCGCGTGGTGGATAAACCAGCCCTTCGCTGCGCCAACCTCTAGCATAAGAAGTTCGCGGTCGTTGTGCTTGTCCTCCATCTCCTTGAGGATCTCGACCCAGCGAGGGTCGTCGGAGTAGTTGTGGTAGTTCGAGCCTTCTCCGCGCTCGAAGTATCCCTCTCCGTACATCTCCTCGTTGGCTTGACTAATCGCCAAGTCTTTCATTGCTCCCATTGGTCTCCTTCAATTCTTTTGCCATCTTCGTGATAGGATTCGGATTGATTGGCTTGAGGAAGTGAATCTCTGATCCCTTGTCAACCTCTTCGTCAAGCATCGCGACAACCACCGCAAGCGTCGAGCGCTGCAACTGGTTCTCCGTACGTCCGATCATAGCCATCAACTGGTTTCGTAACCTAAGGATTGGTTCGCTCATTCTATCACCGTAATCTCTACCCGCATAACCCCATGACCAAGCGGCAGACCTAGCGCTTCAAATGCGGACGGGGAAAGGTCGATTGTCTTCTCGTTCTTACCCCCACGGCACTGACACCAGTCTACCACCCAGACCACGATACTTCGCCCAGTCTTGACTGAAGTGACGATGGCTTGGTATGGCTTCATGTTCCATGCGAATCGCTTGACATCTCGTAGTGCTGGACCAGCAGCAGCGTAGAAGGCGTATGGACCTTCCTGCTGGTTATCCGTCATCTTGCGGTCTGTCTTGCGTGTATACCACGCATTGTTCTTCGTCGCGTCGTACCAAGTGGCTACCCCACTGATCGTGTTGGCTCGAGCGCTAGGCGCTGGCTCTGGGGTGGGCTGCACCACCTCAATGACAACCCTCTGCGGCTCCAAGGCTGGAGCGAAAAGGATGACTGCCAGCGCAACAACAACAGACTGCACAATGAACTTCATGACTACTTCTTCTTTGCGTATTCTAGGAAGTAGCGCGCAACGTACTCGCCCTTGACAGGGAGTCGGTGTCGCTCGCTCTTAATCGCGTGACCATCTTCGCGAAGGTCGTGGATGCGTGCGGCAAGGCGGAAGCATCCGAACTTGCTGAGTGCCTCAATCGGGGTGATGCCCTTCTTGCGGTACTTCTTCATGTACGAGAGAATCTGCTCTGACTGGCTTGGGTTCTTTTTCTTCTTGTCCATCAGTCGGTTCCTCCATATCCTGCATGTTGTTCTACGCGCTCCATCAGAATGATCGGCATGCAGTGTCCGTCTTTCTGGGCGTACATTGAGAGGATATTAAAATCAATCCACTCAATAGCCTCCATGTAGTGGTCGCACTCACATGGATTGAGATCGCAAGAATCCTTGAAATCTGTGTAGAAGTGCTCAATCATTTTCTCGTAATCGTAGACTGGAAGATCTTCGCGGTATCCTTTACCGCTAAAGTGAGTCGTTAGCCCAACGATGCAGTCGTCAAGACCTGTGAAGGTCATCGTGCCGACCTCAAACATTATGCCATTGATCTCCACCATTTCATCTTTTACGTTAGTCATCTTCGTACAAGTCCTCCAGACTAATCTTGAGTAGTCGGCAGAGTGGCAGGAGCATGTATGCACGAGGAGAGGCTGTTCCCATCTCCCACGCGCTTACGGTAGCCTGCTTGACTCCTAGTGCGCGACCTACATCCTGCTGGCTCATATTCGCTGCCTTTCGGAAGGAGCGGATATTCTTTGCCATAGACGAGCGACTCTCGTCCAAGTCCTTGTCCCTGAGACGATGGCGAGTTACCTCATAGGTTCGCACTGAACTGGACGCTACGATGATAGGGTTGTCGTTTCCTTCTACCCTAACGACGTAGTAGTCCAGTTTGGCTCCGTCTGCCGTCTCCGCTTTCATGCGGGACTTCAGTACTTCGCCGACGATGAGAACCTTGTGTCCAGACTTGTGCGAGAAATCAATTTCTGACATCACGCACCCCTGAACCAAGAGGCTTTCGC